GTAAACGGAAATGGCCTCAACTTCGGTGATAGAGGGTCAAGATCATCAATAGGACCCTCTGGAGGCATAGGATAGGTCGCAACAGGCTTAGCGAAGTTGTTCCCGCCCCAATCAGCCGGATCAACCATCTGCCAATGGGTCATATACGGTTGACCGGTCCACGTGGTCGCACCAACAGGGAATTTGCCTGTTGCACACACAGGCACAATCGCGAGATACCGGAAGGTCTCAAACTTCCATGTGATCGGATCACGTACGCTACACACCATTGGTGCGCCGTAATTCGGTTCGCGCAACTCCTGATACCATCGGTAAAGCTCATACAGTTCCCACAGGGAAAGCGCGAGGCCCAGAGGCCCGAAAAAACCAGCAGCAGCCAGCTTAAGCAGTCGCTTAGCCAGCCATCTCTTGATAGGCGGTCTCGGATACTGCAGCAAAGGCAGTTTACCGAAAGGTTTCTTCGGCAGCTTTGGGTTCGGCTCCCAAAGCGGTTTCCTCAGCGGAGGTTTCCGCTCAGGCTTCCGGGGGCGCGGCTCCTTACGTCGCGGACGCTCCGGTTCCTTTCGTCCCGGCTTACGCCTGTCCGGTGGACGCCTGGTAGGCGGTTTCCTTTCAGGGCGCCTCGGTTCGGGTTTCTTGACGGGCGAACCACGCGCACCACTCAAAAAGGCTGGTCTAGATGCCATTTTCGCTGCTCCTTTGTGTCGCTCACGCTCCGCACTGTTCGTACGATCGCGTTATTTTGTCTAGTCCTTCCCTCCATTTCATTAAAAAGGGAGGGGAAGGGGTCGGTGACAGCACACTCATTTCATTACGTTACGTCTCAAGGACGCCATATTTACTTATTTTCTTCATTTCATTCAGACTGTTGTTTGCCATACCCCAGCGATGCGCGAGTACGCGCCTCGCTTGCTTTAGAGATATATTTACTGACGTACCACGCAGCATGCCGAGCGTTATCAACAAGCCGGAACTTGGTGAAGCCGTGTCGCCACTGGCGCTCTAACATTTCCTTCGGAAATTGCTGACCGGCGAACTCGTGCAGCAGCACGTGAATGTGAGGCCGCCCCCGCATAAAGTCGGAGGTCTTTTCGCCGTCGTGTACTTCAGTTACGCAGAGATAGCGTATTCGGTGACCGCTTTCCTTCCGGAGCCGCTTGAGGTACTTCGTAACCTCTTCACCGATAACCTTGCTTTGCAGCTCGAATTTCTTGCCCGAGGGCAAAGACCAGAAATCCCGCGTTCGCGTCGCCGCAACAGCATCAATCCAGACATGCACGTCTGGACGTGCGGTTAACGTGCCGAACCAAGTCCGGGCACTTTCGTTAGTTTCCTCTACCGCACGGCTCGCCCATAAACGGGCATGCCTACGCAGGCATGTAGGACATGACCTGCAAGGCGTAAGCAACACCAACTCGATTACCGGTATGGTGTAACCGGGCTTGCGAAGATTTTTCGCCAGCCCAGTCTGGCGTGACGATTGCGTCACGGCGATAGGGTCCTCGCATCCGCGAGAGACATCCCATGTTCCGATCCTGTTTCCAGATCGTATAAACCCTTCGTCCGCCAAAGCGTGGACGAACATCCGTTGTATGGCTTCCGCATCCATCCGGTGTCACTTGTGCCTATATATTCAAGTCCTCGCCCTTCGGGCGTATATTAGGCACAGCTTAAGCCTCATAGCGGCCCGCTGAGAGGCGTCTACCTCGCCGGTAGGGTGTCGTGGCCTTTTGTTGATTTTCGCTCTCTACGGCGCTATGTGTGGCGCGTTCGCTGCAATCAACAACGGAGTTACCGTCATGCCGATAATCAGAAATATGGCCCTTCTGCACCCGAAATTTGGGAGGGCGGCTAGCCTGCTGGCGCAGCACCTCATCAGCGCCCATCAAGCCGGCGAGACGAAGACCCTTTTCAAAGTCTTCGAGACGTTCCGCGATCCCGGACGGCAGAACGACTTGCTTAAAAAACGTGTCACGAAAGCGGGTATGTACCAAAGCGCCCACAGCGTTGGGCTTGCCGCGGATTTCGTTCCATTCATCACTCCACTCGAGGCCGATACCCTGTCTCGAGAGAGCGGGTACATCGTGCACCCCGGATGGAGCTGGCACGCCTCGCACGATTACGCCTTCCTCAAGAAATGTGCCAAAGAATTTGGACTGGACGTACCCCTGAGCTGGGACCTTGTTCATGTTCAACACCCTGATTTCGAGAAACTATCGTCCGCCTGGACGAAAATTAAACAGCTATAAAAAGAGGGGGCGAAAGCCCCCTCTCCACTTGCCCGATGCGAGTTAGTCCTCAAAGGACATTTTGGCCTCGCGTACGGTCAACAACACGTCCCTTGATCGTAAGATTGGTGATGCCATCCGTTTGGATGTATTTGTCGGCGCCTGCAAAGAGAGCGTCGATCTCAGTTCCGGACGGATAACGTGCGCGTCCGGTTGCCTCAAGGATCTTGACAGCGGAAGAACTACTATCAAGAGCAAAATTAGCAAACTGATCACCATACTTAAGAAGATCGCGCACATCGATCCAATAAGCCTCAAAAGGAGTGACGCCGATCTTGTTTGCGAGAGGTCCGGCGTTAGCGGCGAATTCCATAAAGCCACGTTCATACTCCTTGTGCTGCAGGGCAGGAAGCCAATTGTCAACTTTCTGCATGAACGCCGCCGCTGCCCCAGTGGGGTCCGAGAGATACGCCTTTGGCTTCTGAACCGTGAGACCGATGATGAAGCCGGGCTCCTTAAACATCCGGTCCTTGTCAGCCCGAAACGCGTTGATCCACGAAACCGCAGACGACGGTACACCGGTTGTCGGTTCGACGGTGTTGGTCGGATACTGCCACGTGCGATTATAACGAAGAAGCTCCGGACGATACCGCGACACGCTATCATCGTTCTTTTCTTCGATTTGCACGCCGAAAGAGCGAACCCAATCTTCGTAATCCATGGTCTCAAGACCGGCATCACGAAGCGCGTTATATTGTTCGATGCCATCGAGCATCTCCCTCGCGGTGATAGTCCCGTCGTTATTAAGATCAAGATCAAAATCACGATCCGTACGCTTGTTATCATCAAGCGTGAGACTATCCATCCAATTTCGAGATCCAACCTGAGCAAGAGGCAGACCATCGAGTACTGCAGTGTCCCAGTCCTCGCCTTGATCTCGAAAATAATATTCGACGCAAGTTTCCATGGCGTATTTCACCCACGGAATACCACCGGCAGGATGGTAGAACTTGACGTCAGCAGCCGCCCGAAGCGGCGCAGGGTCATACCCATTCGGGTTCGTGACCATGTCAGCGAGCCACTCGCCTTTTTCAGCCTTCAAATGGTACTCGATATCCTTCAACCGAACGTAGAAGAAATAATACTCGCACCACCAGCCGACAAGCGCATTCTTGATCGGCTTAGTCACAACACGGCTCATCGTCACCATGTTTGAAAGGGTCTCTCCTGGAAGAACCGGAGAGCACATAAACGGCTGAATTTGATACGGACGCGTCCGCAGCATAAAGGGATGCGCCGGTGAACGGGTAACACGCCGGGACGAAGTGTAACCCTGCGCGACCCGTACTTTAGGGTCCAAGCCCTTAGCCATGATTTTTCTCCATGCAAAAAGGGGGGCCGAAGCCCCCTAGGTTAGAACATCGCCCGCATCGGCAACGAGGCAGCACGTCCGGACGCGTTTGCACCGCCGCCGGATACCGTCTGGATCACCAGACGAATGGTGCGAGACCCACCAGACACGCCCGGACGGCGTCGCCTGGGAGCAGCTCGACGGCTGCGAGTGCGAGGAGCATACCGGCTGCGGCTGCGCGGAGCAGCACGGGTAGAACGGCGGCGGCTACCATACGCCATATCGATTTCCTTTCCATTAGGGATCCCTGAAAAATGCATCGGGACCATTCTCATCCCGAGAATAATAGTACCGATCACGCTGGACCTTATAACCGTCCTTCTGCCCCGTCAAGTTGACTGTCCGGGGGTAATCCGACTTACGCCGGTACCATGGTATATTCATAATCGGCCTTTGCCTCCACTGCCCTGTCCATCGATTTGTAGCAGGATCATAACTCTTAGAGTAATACCAGTTATGACCCAAACGATGCTCACGCTCCGCCGCATCTTTTTTCAGTTTCTTATAAACTTCCTCCCAAGATTTATTGAAGCGATTGGGATCCTGCCCGAGACCTTGAAAACCGCCCCAAAGTCCTTCGTCCGCAAGCTCGCGGGTTTTCTTCTGGAGTTTCTGACCAACCTTACCGAAAGCCCGGTCGGTCAACTCATTCTTTATGAGCTCTTTCACAGCAGTCTGAATATCCAACTGACCAATCAGACCATAAAGCCGCTCCAAACGACCGTTTGTAGTAATATCACGGTCTCTCCAGACGCCATCGCGACCTTTCCACCTACGATATTTCCAAGGGAGACCCTTATAGATAGCTGCAACACTATCATCAAGTTCTGTAAACTTGCCAAGGGACCCCTCCAAAAGACGCAGCCAAGAATAGCTGTCTTTTGTATTTAACCTTTTCTTCCTCTCCCGCTCCTTATCATCAGGCGGTCGCCTCTCGTGCCAGCCGGGCTTAAGCGGCTCATTAGGCACGAGATCAATCGTAGGGACCTCATAGTCGGGATTGGGGAGATCGTCATGCCGCCACTGCGGATAGACATCCGGATCAATGCGTGGCTCAGGAAGCGGCTTATCCAAAGGCGGTGTCCAGGGATAAGGATCGTCCGAATACGGGAACGGATAAGGCAATTCCGGAGTAAACGGAAATGGCCTCAACTTCGGTGATAGAGGGTCAAGATCATCAATAGGACCCTCTGGAGGCATAGGATAGGTCGCAACAGGCTTAGCGAAGTTGTTCCCGCCCCAATCAGCCGGAT